ATCCGTTGTCGCAGTCGAAGTGAGATCCAGCACTCCACCAACTACGTCCGCACCAATTCCGGCAGAGGCTCCGGAATCTTTGACCACGGTCCATGCGTTCGTAGAATCCAACGCCACGTTCGTGAAGTCGTCAAAGAGCTCAAAGACGTCTAGGTTAACCGCAATGGGCAGGTCCTCGCCCCAAGCACCTGTGATCTGACCCTTGCCCGAGTACAGTACCGGGCCGGAGAAATGCGTGTTTGCCATTTAAAACCTCTCATGCGAGTTACCCATCAGTCTGCATGACGTCCGCCGTATCGGTCTGATGGGTTATGAAATACGGTTAAACGCTTTTTATCAGTTTGCCGTTTAAAGGTCAAGAAAAAAGGGGGCCGAAGCCCCCTTCTTGGATTCCTGAGCGTTTACGCGCCCGGGCTTCCAAAGGCACCCAGCGGATCGCTGACGCCGAAGCTATAACGCTCACGAGCTTTATAGCGGCTGTTCCCGGTGTCGAAGTCAGTGTCCATGCCCGTTTGCATCGGGGAACGAACAAAGTGCTTCAGACCGTTGGGAACGTCGGTCAACAGGAACCACGCGTTCGGGTCGGTCAAGAAGTGGTTAACGGTGTAACCACCCGGGATCGAACCGTTGTTCTTGAGCGCGTTGATGTCGTTGTCAGCGGTGCCGACACGAAGCTCCGTCTCAAGAATGCGGGTTGCCACGAACATCAGAGCGGGCGGAACGACCAGCTTGCGGGGTTTGGCCGCAATCAGGAGTCCACGCTCATCCGTCCACCCAGCGATCTGAATAACTGCCGATTCCAAGGAGGTTTCGTTCAGATCGGTACCGACCGTGGGTCGGTTGCTGTTGGTGCCACCGGAGACCAGAGGGTGGTCGGTAGCAAACAGCACTTTGCCGTCACCATAGGTCGGACCGCCCGTAAATCCCTGATTCAGGATGTTGGCAGCTTTGATCTGTTTGGTGTAGGCCATGGCGCGGGCGAGCGCCTTGGTATAACGACCCGAAAGACTGTCGTACAGGTTGTCCTCAATCGCCTCTTGGGTGATCGAGAAGCCCATAGCGATGGTCTCGTGGACGTAACGGGCCGTCCACGCCTCTTGCGCGTTATCGTATGCCATTGCCGCACCTTCCGTTTTCACGGGAGCTGCGGAGAAACCAGAAAGCTTGGTTTCTTCTTCAAACGAACGCTCAGAGGTTTCGGTCTCGAAGATCTCTTTATGCTCTTCGCCATACTTCTTATATTCCAGACCAAACAGAGCGTTCAGTCCGGGAAGAAGCTCTTTAAGTAGCTGTGCGCGTGAAATAGCCATGATCTACTCCTTAAACACCAGCGGTGGCGTTGTAGGTGTGGTAGGTGGCGTTGAACTTGACGATGAACTCAACGAAGTTACCCGAAGAGTTTTTCGTGTCAGGAACAACATCCACAACCCTGATCGGCAGAATCGTGGTGACGTTGTTAATAAACACGCCCATACGACTGTTGCCGGTGGTGGTCAGCCCGGTGTTCAGGACCAGTTCTGCGTTACAGGCAATCGCGTTTCCGCGAGAGATGTAGGCAGGGAGAAGACCCGAAGCAGCGCCATCAGCGGTTGCACCAGTGACGTTCACGACCTTAAACAGGGCGTTGGGGTCGTCGCAAATGTAAGCCTCGATGTCGTCAGCAACGGTGCTCGCAGGGTAGGACTGCGAAAACGTCTTCTGCTTCGTGACCGGGTTGGTAAACGAACATCCCAAGAACACGCCAACCACGCCCGCAACAGGAGAGGTTTGGTTCTGAAGGGTCGTGATGATGAGAGTGCCGTCGTTTTTGTACTGAACTACGTCACCATAAAAAATGGCAGTGCCGTAGTTAGACGCAATCGGGATAGAACGGGTAGCACCCGCAAACGGTAGACCGCCGATCAGATTGACCGGACGGAGGCCGTAGGGTGCATCAACAGTGGGGTAAGCCATGTCATGCTCCTAGATTAAGAATCTTTACCAAAGGTGACCGTTGTACGCCGCTCTTTGAAAAGAGGCATACGCGGATCGTTGTCTCGCATGAAGTTGTTATCGACGGCGGTCATCTGGGCAGTCGCTTGTTCGCGATAGTGTTGATTCCGGTCTTCAACAAACTCCACCGGCGTTTTGCAGAGCATCAGTCCACCAATGACGATGTTGTCTTTGAACTTTTCGTGTTCAATCATCATCACATTGATATTCGGTTGTTCGCTCGCCTTTACAGGCTCCCAACCTTCCCGAAGTTTGGACGAGATGTTCATCGGGTCCGCCTGACCCACCATACTTATACGAACCCAGTGAAGATCGTAGCCCGGCATCGGATCAGGCGTGGGCAACAATTGCGAAGGTGCCCAACGCTTTGTACGCTCGACTTGTTTCCGGGTGGAAAGATCTCGGGGGGTGCGTTCAGTTTTTTCAGTTTGCATTTTTCATATCCTCGGCGACTTGTCTAGCATACTGTTCCAACGTAAGGCCCAGCCTTTTGGCGAGTTGAACCTGTGTTTTCGTTAGCGTGATTTTCTTGGGCGCAACACTACGACTCACAGGCGCTACGACCGGTTCTTCGCGCTCTTTAACCGGAGGTTTCGCATCCGGGAAAGTTGTGCTTAGTTCCATATCGAGCTTTTTAAGATACTCATCGCTAGATGGATCTACTCCCTGCTCTACAAGTTCCTGATGGATTGCTAATGCAACCGCAGTCTTCCGCTTGTCTGCCCCGAACCATGGATTTTTGTTTCTCCAATCCATAATTCTAGGATCAACCTGCGTTGGTTGAGGTTGTACATTATTTTGTTGGGGCTGTAAAGCAGGTTTATACGCTTTTAGTTTTTCTGCTTTTGTTTTGGCTTCAACAAACTCTTCTTGTGCCGCAATAAATCCATCTGTATCGCCCGCCTCATAAGCTTCTTTAATCTTCTTTTTGGCGGCTTCTAGCTGGGAGTCTAGAGTAACTTTGGCCTGCTCCAGCATAATCTGCTGGTTCTGCCCCATATTGGCCTGCAACTTTTTGTTTTGCTCCATGAGGGACTGAGTTAGCCGTAGGGCTTCCTCTTTTTCCCGGATCGCGGCCTCCTTTGCACGCCGCTCTTCATGGTAGCCTTTGGTGAAATGTTGAATGCGCTTTTTCACCCCATCGGAATAATTTTGAAGTTCTTCATCAGAAACTTCTTCCGGGGGTTCCTTCATCGGAGGACGGTTTCTGTCCTCTTCCGGGGTGTCATCAACAATCTCAATATCGATTTCCGCTGCGGGAATATCGACATCTTTTTTCTCGGTTTCTTTTTCGTCCGGGAAAACGAATTCTTGCTTTTCCATTATGGCCTCGCAATTCCTCTGGGATCTTCTACCACTGCCTCAATCGCATCGTCAGTGATGATGCGAAACTCACGCCCGTGAATCTTTAGGCGGGAGCCGGACATTGCCCGCGTCATTACAAAGTCACCAACTTTGCATGAAGGCCCGCTTGGGAACCTTGCCGGATCTTTAAAGCAATCCGGGCCCATTGAGACAACAAACAACACCGGCGACAAAAGCTCTTCATGCATCATCGTTTTGGACGATTTTGCGAGCCCGCTATCGAAGGTGTCATTAACCTCTGGAATGGCACAGAGGATGTGGTACGTCACAGGTTGAGGGAGTTGTTTCGCCTTCTTTTCCGGAGAATCCGGAATTTCGGTTACCTCATGTTCGTCAGACGCAATGAGGATGTCACTCATCAAATTGCTCCATTTTTAACGCAAGGTCTTTAAGGAGTTCATCTGCCAGTGACAGACCCTGAATTTCACCGACGATGCGCTTGTAATCCGCAAAATCACTAGCAGCCCCAGAAGCAAGGGCGTCGATTAGTGAGTTTTTACGGGTTTCAAGTTCTTTTTGGACTACGGATATCGCAGTAGCCATTGATTACCTAAATGTTTTGAGAAGTTCGGCGCGAATCTTTTTGTCGATTTCGCGTTCTTTAGCGTTAATTTTTGCTGCTTCTTTCTGCGCCCCGATCCCAATTTGGGCCTGTTGCAGGTCCAATTTGCGCTGGGCAACCTCGAAATCGCGCTGACTGTCGGCGTCTTTCTGTTGAATCTCTTTTTCCCAGAGGGCGATCTCTTGTTGCTTGAGAGCCATCTCGGGGTTTTGCGCCTGTTGCTGGGCCTGCTGCTGTTGGGCCTTGGCCTGATTGGTCTGAAGAAGCTGCTGGGCCGCTTGGGCGACCAGCCTTGAGATCTGAACTTCCGCTTCCGGAGGAATTTCCGCATCCGGGGCGGTCATGGGAACCCCAAGCTGTTCTTCAATCTTGGCGCGGTAGTTAAACGCCATGTGTTCTGCGATATGGGCCATGATGGCCCCCTGCATTTGCGCTGCCATCGGGCTTTGACCCAAGGCACCCATGATGGTGGGATCTTGGAGCAATGCGCTGTGGGTGGCGATATGGGCGTCGTGATCTTGGTAGATAAACGCCTTGGTGGGCTTTCCGGTGAGAAAGCTCATGTTTTCGCTGACTGGGTCTCTGGGCTTTTGGTCCTGCGCCTGAGGGACCAGTTTTTGGGCTTCTTTGATACCCAAAACCTCCAGCATTTGCCGGTGGAGCATTGGGAGGTCGTAGATCTGTGGAGCGCCTTGGGCCAACTGAAGGGCTGCTTGGTACTGCATGATCCGCTGGGCCATAGTGGCCGCGTTGGGATCAGAGACCGGGATGATTTCGACAATGTCGTAATCTTCTTGTTTGGCTGCGCGGTCACCGCCTTCCGGGATGTAGGAATAATCCGGGGGCATGTAATCCCGAATAATCTCTTTTAGTAGTTTAAACTCCATTTTCAGAGATGCGTGGACCCGTGCTTGGACTGCGCTCATGGTCTTGAGCTGGCGCTCAAGGATGGCGAGGGTGGTACCCACCGGGGCCTGCGCCGACATGTCACTGACCTTCAAGTCAGCAATCCCGGCCAGCCTGCGTCCATCATCGGTAATTTTTTCAAGCAACCCCGCCAACACCTGACTCGGCTCCTTATAGGGCAGAGTCATGAAGTTATCCTTCAGGGTTCCCATCGGGATATCTACATCGCGGAACTCTCCGGGGGAGATGGGGGTGTCATCTCCTTTGATCCTCAATCCACGAGTTTTCAATCCACCCGGAAGATTGGACAGGGTTCCTGCGTCCACCAATTGGCGGATAATGGCTGTGCCTGCCCGGGCGTATCCACCAATCAGATGGATAAATCCAAGGCCATAGGCTCCAAACCCGGGGATGTAGGTGTACTGCGTGAAGTGTTGGCGTTTGCGTTTGTATTTATCGCTTTTCTTCCAGTTGCGATAAATCGCCAGAATTTTGTTGGTGCCTTTATCGATGGTGATGACATAGGGTTTTGCTACCCCATCCTCATCGTCGATACCCGGGATGTTGTACTCGATGTGGCTCTCCATAATTTGGTAGCGCTCATCATCGGCCAAGTTGTACCCGAGTTGTTCTGCCTTTTTCTTCTCAATGTCTGTGAAGATCCGGGCAGGCTCACCAAGATCCACATCCCGGTATTGTTTGGTCTCTTGAAGCTTGCGGATGTCATTCTTGGTTTTCCGCATGACATGGGTGGCTCGTTCTGCCACATAGATATTTGATGCTCCATAGGGCATCACAATATCCTCACCCGGGATAAAGATGGCTACCTGCCGCCCGAGATAGGCGTCATAGTAGACCTTCTTAAATGCGGACCCTGCGAGACCGAGGGAGTAGAGCAACCGCTCATGTTCCGGGCGGTACTCGATCATTTCCTCTGTCAGGCGGTAGTTCATATCCGCCCGAACCCGGACAGCAGCATCAAGCTTTTGCGGGGTTTCTTCCCCAATAATCTGCGTCTTGACTGGTCCTTGGGCGGGAAAGGTTTCCACAATCATTTCTGACTGGAACCTAACGGTGGCTTCGGTCAGGATAGGGCTATAGACCCCGCAGGCACCTTCCCACGGGTCAGTCCTTTCCTCATATTTCATCCCAAGAACTTCTAAACCCTTCACAAACATGTCAGCCCAGTCTTGTCTGGACTGGATATCTGCGTCAATCAATTCACAGACATCGCTGGCGATGGTGTCCAAAACACCTTCGTCCATGAAGTTTGCAAGGTTTGCTCCAAATTCATCTGGAGACTGGGGCTCATCAGACAGGATGATGGTTACTTCGCCGGTGTCGATGGTCACTGATTCCGGGTCTTCGATTTCAATTTCGATACCTGCCCCGGGGATCATCTCCATCGGCTCAAGAACTTTGTCCACATCCATGATTTATCCTCAGTAGTACACCGCTCTGCGGCGATAAACCGGTTCATCAGCTTCGTCAGTTTCAACTGAAATGAAACCGCCTTGCCGGAACCGCATCAGCGCCTGAGAAGCCGAGTCGGTCAAATCATCATGTTCTGCGTTGGGAAATGACGCCATCTCTTCCACAACCTCTTCTGCCCACCGGGTCTCAGGTCGCCATATAACCCCGGAGGCAAACAAATCTGCAATGGAGTTTACACGGGCAATCTTGTCTTGTCCCTTATAAGGAGTGTATTCAGACAAGGGGATGCCCATCTTTCTAAGCTCATAAATCAAAGGGGCCCCGGCTGCGCGTTTCTCAATCAATAAGGTGTCAGGATTCCATTCTTTCCACATATCAAACGCTTTTTGCTTCAGCTCCGGAAACTCCAACCTGTCTTTATAAGCGTCCAACAGAATAATGTTGGGCTTCATCTCTCCCCGTTTATCCGGGGAATGGAACACCCCCCAAGTGGTACAGGCGGAGTAGTCAGCCCTGTTATGTTTCTCAAAGGCCGTATCCCAGCTCTGAATCACATACTCACAATCCGGGGGCTCGTTATCTGTCCAAATCTTCCAAAACTCCCGCTTAACAATCGCACCCTCTTCTGAGGTGGGATTCTGTTGGTACTGCGCCTCCCATTTCCCAACAGGCAATTCAGCCTTAATCGCCTCTAATTCTTCTTTCTTCCAAAAACCCGGCCAGAGAGGATTGCCCGAGGGGAGAATGGCCGGAAACTCAATGACCTCCCAGTCATCTGCCCCATCTTTGGATGAATTCTTAAGAATCTGCCCCGTTAAGTCTTTTTTTGACCAACGAGTCATAACTATGATGATGGCCCCTCCCGGCTGTAAACGCTGCCTAGGCCCGGAGGTATACCATTCATAAACTTGGTCATACACCGCAGGATTGCCTAACTTGGCTTCCTGCTCGGAATGCGGATCATCAATCACCAACAAATCCGCACCCTTGCCCGTCACAGCACCGTTTACACCCACAGCAAAGTATTCACCACCCTTGTCTGTGTTCCACCTATTAGCTGCCTTGGAATCTGTGGACAACTTTGTATTAAAGATCTTCTGATACGGCTCAGAAGACACAAGGTTCCTCACCTTCCTTCCAAACCCCATAGACAACTCCGCTGTGTGAGCTGCCTGAATAATCTTCTTCTCGGGAAATCTGCCCAAAAACCAACTGGGCAACAAATAACTCGCAAATTCACTCTTGGTGTTGTGGGTCACAATAAAACCATCGCCCGCCAAGAACAACCCATCCGCACAGTCCACCTTAATACACTGCGTATTACCCGTTTTGTTTAAACGCTCAACAGATATGTACCGGCCAAACTTATTGGGTGTTTTTTTGGTTCGGGCCTCTTTTCTGGGCAACATAAAAACATCTTGAGCATAGAACGAAATTTTCCATGTTCGCCCGTATGA